CGCCCTGAACGGTTCCCGCACCGGGGACGGCATCACCGTCTACGCATGGTACGGCGGCCAACTCGCCTACCCTAACCCTTTGCCCGTGTCCGCTTGGTCGTTGGATTGGGATAAGACCCGCACCGTTCAAACCATGACCCTCGACGTCACCGACAAGGACGGACGGCTCGCCCCCTGGCTGCTCGAAGACCCCCTAGGTGTCGGAGGCACGAGGTTGCAGGTCACCTACCAGGTCGGCGGCGCAGGCGTCGTGAATATCGGCTGGTACCGGATCACCCAATCCACCCCGGCCGAGACGTGGCACTCCTACCTGATCGACAACCTCGGGCAGGTAAACAAGGACTCCCTCATCCCACCGGGCAAGAACCTTGTGCACGTCACGGGCGGCGCGACCATCCACCTCACCGCCGACGATTTGGGTGTTGTGATCGGCAACGCCCGACTCCTCGCCCCCGACTCGCCGCACGGCACCTCGCCGACGATCCTCGGCGAAATTCGCCGGCTCCTGGCTGACATTGTCCCCGTCACCACGACAACGGGTGTCACGGACCGGGCCGTAAACGCGAACCTCATCTATCAGGATGACCGGCTCGCTGCCGTCGCTGACCTCTGCTCCCGGATCACTTGCGATTACCGGATGAACGGTAACGGCCAGTTCGAGGTGTACCCCGTCACCCCACAAACCCCCGTATGGACGGTCAAGGGCGGGCCCGAGGGCGCTTTGGTGCAGGTGTCACGGGATCAGAAAATTGATGCCCTCTATAACGTGTTTGTCGCCCGTGGTACGGCGACGGTCACGAAAGCGGGCGGCACCACCCAGCAGGTCCCCATCCAATCCATAGCCCAAATCCTAACCGGCCCTTTGCGGGTGAACGGGCCGCACGGCAACTATCCGCTGTTCTACTCGTCCACGATGCTGACCACGCAGGCCGAATGCGACGCCTACGCGGCCACGATGCGGGACACACAGTTGCAGGGCCTGACCACGGACCTTGTTGTCACCTGCCTGCCCAACCCCGCCATCCAACAGGGCGATTGGATCACCGTCGCTTCCCCCGTCGTCAACCAGCAAACCGTGACGCTCAACGGGAAGGTCAAAACCATGCACCTGCAATCCAACGGCAACACCGTCGCAGCAATGACCCTCACCGTCGAATGCACCTACGCAGACGTGCAAGCCGCCCTTGGTGTGGTGAACCGTGGCTGACCTATCCGGAATCATCTCAAAAATCCCCGGCGGCGGCGTCACCCGCACCCAGGGAATCATGGTGTCAACCAACGGCGTCCTCGGTGTGAACGTGTGGGGCAACGTCCTCCCCGCACGCTACGCCGACCCCCTTGTTGTCAACGTCGGCGACACCGTCGTCGTGGACCTCATGGCAGGCCCCACAGGCCAGTCTGAGGCCGTCGTATCCGGGAAGCTCACCGCAGCACCAAGGCCGGGTACGGGGACGGTAGCGACCGTCCCACCATCTTCCCCCACAATCACGGTAACCGGAACTGACGGTATCGGATACACCGCGTATTTTGTGGGGTCCTACACACCCACCGTGAACGACAACGTCATCCTCGCGTGGAACGCAGCAACACCCACCGTCACCGGGAAAGTCGGCGCCACCGCCGCCCCACCCCCACCCGTCCCACCACCAGCACCCGCACCCCAACCCGTCGCATCCGGCACCAACACATACGCGTGCACCGACAGTGACACGTACTGGTCCGGCGGCGGCTGGGGATCATGGGCCGGCGGCGGCTCACGCGTCTACCAGGGCGGCGGCTCCTACGGCGGGCCCGTATCCGGTGCGTGGTTCTACGCCGGGTCACCGTCCGAACTCGCGGGCAGGACGATCACGGCGATCTATTTCCAGTTCGGGTCACGCCTCGCAGTCGGTGCAAGCAACACGGCAGTGACGGCGCACCTGTACTTCCACACGAACGTCACGAAACCGGGAGGCGACGTCACCCGCGTATCGGGTCCCTTCGACGTCACCATCCCCGCCGGTGCGGGACAGGTAGCCGCATCCATCACCCCCACCAACTACGGGGACTTCACCACCGCAGCCAACGCACTCACCAGCGGCGGCGGAATCAGCATCAACGGCGAATCCTACGCAGGATTCCAAGGCCGCAACCAAGAGCCCGGATCAGGGCTCCTTTCCATCGCATGGAACCGATAAGGAGAACACACTATGCCGGTTACACGGTGGAACAAGACGAGGGCCCGCCAGAACTCGGACGCCTACAATGACGCCGCGGATTGTCAGGCGGAACAGGATTCTCTACTGGTGACGATCCCGGTTGCGTCCCAGGCTGAGCGGGACGCGCTCGCCGCCGCCGCACCGGGCGGCGTACTCCCCACCGGGGCCGTGGTACGGCGCACAGACCAGTTGGGGGACTGCATCGACTACTGGGACGGTGCGGCGTGGCAGTCGCACTGGTCCACGACGATAGCCCCATCCAACGGCGGCGACGCGGGCTGGACCGTGGCCGGGACAATCCTCCGCACGAAGGTGGGCGCACTCACACAATGCACCCTGTCCGCCCGGGCGACCCGGAACCTCTCATCCTTCACCCTCAACACCACAGTGACCTCGTATGTAACCGGCCTCGTCCCGGCGGGATACACGCCGAACCAGCAAACGGACATCCTGACCAGCCTGATGAACTCGGGCGGCGCCGTCGTCGCCCACATCAACGCTTTCATCTTCACCAACGGCAACCTCTACATGTCCATGGACTCATCGACCGCGCCGTGGGCCGTGGGGAGCTACGTCACCCTGCAATCAAGCTGGTGGATCTGATGGGCACCCTCCAAACCATCATCAACGTCGGCGCCGTCGCCGCAGCGGTCGCCGCCCTCATCGGCTTACCCGTCGCCGTCGTGAAGGTGTGGCCCGTCGTCAAACGCCTCATCGCATGGGCCGCTGCCGCCGAAACCCTCCCGGAGATGGCGTTGGACGTGCGTGGTATGGCGCAGGAGCAACGCGCACAGGGGGAAGTCCTCACACGCCAGGATGACAAGCTCGACGCGATCAGCGGCGAAGTGGAGAAAGTCAAGCAGCAGGTCAAGAACGACCACGACTCGAACTTGCGCGAAGACCTCGACAGTGTCCGCGACGACGTACGGGCACTGCACTTGAAACTGGACGCCCACCTCAGCACCGCCGCAGGGACCACCGTGAACGTCCAGACAGGAGACCCAAAATGACGTACACGTTGGATGAGTCCCATACATCCCGGAACTTCACCCCCGCCGACCAAGTCCCGGCAGTGTTCGGCTACCCGCGCACCATCGACTACATCACCATCCACCACTGGGGCGCGAATGGGCAACAGTTCGGCATCGTCCGGGACTACCTGTGCACGAACACGACACCCACCTCGGCGCACTTCGTCGTGGAGGATGGGCAGGTCGCGTGCATCGTGTCCCCCCTGGACGCGGCGTGGCACGCCGGAAACGCGCGCGGCAACGCACAATCCATCGGCATCGAATGCCACCCAGAAGCCACGGACGGCGACTACCAGACCATCGGCGAACTCGTCGCATGGCTCCGGGCACAATACGGCGACGTCCCATTGGTCCCACACAACTACTGGACATCCACGGCGTGCCCCGGAGACTACAACCTCAACCGCATCGACGCCATAGCACGCGGCACCACCGGCACCGTAACCGCAGCCGCCTCAACGATCACCCCCGCACCCCAAGGAGTCGAAAACGTGGCAACAGCAGAAGAACTACACCAAATCGTCAAAGAAGCCGTCGACGACTACTTCATGACCGTCCGCCGCATCACGGGGAACCGGAACGTGCTGGACGCGTTCAACGAAACCCTCGCACGCCTCGACGGGGTGCCGGCGGCGGTGTGGAACCAGAACATCGGGCCCGGTAACGCTGCGGGGGTTCTCGCGCACATCGACGCGAAGCCCGCCGGCGTGGTGGACGTCCCCGCACTCGCTGCGGAACTCGCACCCCACCTGAACGCCGCGTCGGCTGACCAACTGGTTGCCGCTATCCGGTCCATCACGTTCGCCGCCAAGTAGAAGGAAGATCATTCATGGCTGTTTCACCTGTTTCACCGAAGGTCACGGCTGGGGCGTCTACGGGCGCCGTCGTCGGCCTCATCCTCTCCTACGTCAGTACCTTGTCTCCGGATGCGTTCGCGTTTCTGGGGAAGTATCAGGGTCTTGCGTTTCTTGTGGTGACGTTGGCGGGTGGTGCTGTGGCGGCGTGGGCTAAGTCCGACCCGCTACGCACCACCCCCGCGGCCCCTGTCGCCCCTGTGGCGGCTCCAGTGGCCCCGGTGGCACTCTCACCCGAAACTACCCCAGTAACGCCCGCAGACCCCGCTACTGTGACCGTCACACCCGAATACACGGCAACCCCCACGGGTTGACCCACACAAAACAACTGCCCCCGGCTGACATAACCGTCAACCGGGGGCAGCTTCGTCATTTAAGGGGGCGTTCCGTGACCTTCGCCAGCGCAGCGTTGAGTGTCCCGCGCCCATCCGTCCCATACTCCTGGACGTGACCCCTGAGCTTCAACTCATGGGTCACCGCGTACATTCCCAGCCCGAGGGGGCCCATGCTATCGCGCTTGATATG